ATGGCTATGGCTCAGGCTATGGCTCAGGCTATGGCTATGGCTCAGGCGATGGCTATGGCTTAAAGATTAAAAAGATTAACAATGAGGTAGTTTTTTATATTGACAGTGTGCCTACTATTATAGATAAAATTCGTGAAAATTTTGCAAAAGCAAGGATTGTGAATATAAATGATTTTTCATGTAAAAATTGTTTTTTAGCAAAAGTCAATGGTTGTTTTGCTCACGAAACGACTCTTAAAAAAGCAGAACGATCTGCGAGGCAAAAGTTTTATGCGAAATTAGACATAGGAAAACGAATTAAAGAATTTTGCTCTACTTTTAAAAAGGATAAAAAATACGATGCACAGAATTTCTTTATTTGGCACAATATTTTAACTGGAAGTTGTGAGGCAGGAAGAACTAATTTTATTAAAAGTAATAATGTGGATATGAATAGGAAATATTCAGTTTTAGAATTTATAAAAATATGCGAAAACTCTTATGGATGCGATGTTATAAAACAATTAAAAGAATTTTATATTTAAACAATAAAAACAAAGGGAGGTCTTTATGAAAGTCAAGCAAAGGATTATGGAAAAAGTCAAGTTAGGATTGCCATTAACAGTAAAAGAAAAGGCATTATATGTGTTTATTTCTAAGAAAGTAGATTTGGAGGTTATAAAGTAATTAAGAAAGGAGGGCAGGATGAAATTAAAGGATTTAATCAGAGAGAATTTAGATGTACCTATGTATAAGTTTTGTAAAAAAGTTAAGGTAAGCAGGACAACAATACATAATATTCTAAATAAAGATTACAAAGCAGGATTATTGATAACAAAGAAGATCTGCAATTACTTTAATGTAGATTTTAGAGATTATTTAGAGGAATAGCGGATGAAAAAAAAGTTTAAATGGCAAGACATTACCTTGATAGTACTCATTTTACTAATAACAATAGTATTTAGTGCCTTTTGGTATTCACATATTTATAGGGCATTAGAGTACAAGGAATGCAATGAACAAATAAATGCGGTGCAACCAATTCTTGAAATGAATAGAGCCGAGATTATTCAAGCAATAAATAATTTAACAGGAACAAATTATAAAATCATTTGGTATCGAGATATTGATCATTATGGAAAAACAACACTAATTCCTTTTGATAATAGAGTGTTTTTGAATGAAACACAAAGTAACAATAATCTCGTTTGGACATACACGCATGAGATTTTGCACAAGAAATTGTACTCAGCAAATGAGCGGTTTGTAGAGTTTGAAACATTTAAGTTTCTTTATGAGAGTGGCAATGAGTATTTTCAAGATATTGCACTTTGGAGGGCATCAATAATGTGGAAGAATGATAAAGAATATGATTGCACCTATTATATAGTGCAGTATTTAAAGGAGTGATTTATGAAAAAGAAACCAACAATAAAAGTATTGAATGAATTTGAGCAAGGCAACGAGAGAGTGTTGCTATTCAAAGATGGCAGGCAATTTGCGGTGGTAAAGATCAAGACCGTGAACCATTGTATTACGAAGAAATATGAGTATGGCGAGTTGGCAGATATGCAAAAAGTATTTAGTAGATTGGTAGAAGTAATAAAGAAAGAGGAGAAAGGAAATGAAAACGAACGAACAAATTAAAATAGCGGAGCAAATGGTGGAGCAATTAAGTGATTATGTGCAAATGGCAAAGGCACAAAAAAGGTTAAAAATAAAGGAAAACATTGAAGCACTAGACAAACCTCTTGAAGAAGTGGTGGTTAAGGTGTACGAAGCAAATGAGAAATTGTAGGAGTGTGTATGTGCGGAGTTAAAGATAATGAAATTTGTAATCTAAAGAACAAAATAAAAGAGTTAGAGAAGCAACTTGCAGAGAAAGAGAAAGAAATTGAAAAGCAAAACCGAAGAATAAGTTTGCTTGAAAAATATAAAAACGACCAAAAAACAAGAGCAAATGATTATTATAAACAATATAAACAAGCCAATCAAGACAAAATCTCGTTCGCAGTAGAGCAGTTGGAGAAAGTGAAAGCCGAATTTGTAAACAATGTTAGTCCTGTGAATTTAAGTTATACAGAATATGTACAAGAAGTGTTTAATAAACTTAACAACCAAATAGAAGAACTTAAAAAGGAGATGAAATAGTATGAAGGAAATAAAAATATATTTTGGAAAACATCAAGAAGGTATTTTTGGAGATGTTGCTGATATTATTAAATTAGAGCCAATAAGTAATGAAGAAGCAGAAGATTTTGTTAATAGGTTAATAGATAAAAACAATTGTTGGGCAAGTGTTAATGTAAAAAATGGTATTAAGGTTATTAGAGCAGAAAACATATTATGGTTTGATGTTGTTGAAGTCGAAGATGAGGAAGAAGAAGATGAGGAAGAAGAGGATGAAACTAAACAAAACGAACTTAAACAAACTTATTAAATGGACTTCTAGCAAGTTTAACGAATATACAAAAGATGAAGTCATTGATAGAGTTTTTAGGTTGAAACCTATGGAAGAATTTTGGTGTAGATGTGGAAGTTATGGCGAGGGTGCTTATAATGGTGGTGTTATTTATCGTTTTAAAAGAACACTTGATAAACTAATTGTTGGGATAAATGATGATATTGAAGTTTTAGATATTAAAGGAGAATAGTATGTTGAATAAGCCAAGTATGGATATTGAAAAACTAGAAAAAGATTTTAATGAAGAAATGAACACTATATTTTGTAATGGTAAATTAGAGGGTTATGAATTTGATTTGGCTAAAAGTATTTTTTTAGGAGAAATGGTAGAACTTCGTTTTAATAAAGGAAATGAACATTATAACTTATTTCTTTTACAAGAGCAAATAGTAAATATCCTAAAAGAACATAGAATAAACAAGGCGGATGAGAAAGCGGTTAGGGAGTTTAAAGAGAAATACAGAACCCAAGACGAAGATAAAGGAGAATAACCCTGACGAGTATTTGAAAATTAATACGAAACCCACCTGTGCGAAATTGAAAGAGAAAGTAGGCAGTAAGCAATATATGTGCGATAACAAACCGACACTTAATTAGGAGATAAATTAAGGGAGATAAATTAAGTGATGTGCAGAAAAAAGGGAGTTTGTGGTGGGTCGGTTAATAAACCAAAAAAGATAAAGGAGAATAGTATGAGTAAAGATTTAGAAACTGTTAATGTTTTAGATAATTATCTTATAGTAGATACTACAAATAGACGAGTTTGCGAAGTGTCTAATAGTAGATACGATAGCATGTTTAGGGGAAGTAGGTTTGCAAACGAAATGGCAACACTCTTGGTAGAATACAGAAAAAGAATAGCGGAACTAGAAGAACAATTGAAAAATGCGATTGTGCCGAAGTTTAAGATAGATGAAGAAGTTTTTATAATTGACGGAAAAATCATAAGGAATGCTGTTATAGATGAAATATATTGGACTTCTTGTAAAAGTTGTTTTGAATATTATACAAGACTTATTTATGAACTTAATGATGTTCAATACGAAACTATTGAAGAAGATGAACTATTTGCCACTAAAGAAGAGGCAGAAGCAAAATTGAAAGAGTTACAAAGGTAGGAGTTATGAGTAAATTTGAAATAGAATATTATACAATAAACACTAATAAAGAAAAAGTGGAAGCAATACACGATAGTGAAGCAATAAAAAAGTTTCGTGAAGAACACGAATATGTGGGCATAAAGTCGGTAAAGTATGTTTATGAAGGGAATGAAGAACCAATAGAGTGGTATTGCATGTGGTGGAACGGAAATAGTTGGAAGAGTAAAGTTGTGTTTGCACATAATAGAGATGAGATACGATACAACATTAAAGATAGTCTTGATTATGCTGTTTATAATTTTAGTTGCTGTCCTAATAACAAGAGTGCGATAGAAGCACTGCATAGAGATACTTGGGATTAAAGGAGAAAATAAATGAATAATTTAATTGAAGAATTAAAACAATTTGTTAAACAAAATAAAAACGAAAAAGATAGAGATACATATTACTTTAATAATTTAGGCAATGAAAGAAAAATACCATATAAAGATGCAGAACTTATTGTTGAAACTATTGAAGCATTAGAAAATTCTTGTAATGAAGCAAATAAATATTATGAAATGATTATGGATTACAATAGATTATTAAAAAACGAAAATGAAAATTTAAGAAATAAACTAGATGGGCAATTTTAGGGAAGAAAGTAATGGAAGATTGGACTAAGAAGAAACCTATTTTTATTAAATCAAATGACTGGCAAACAAGTTTAATTATTCAAGGAATTCAAGAACAAGAAGCAAAAGAACGAATAATAAGAGGCGAAATTGAATTTCATTTAAGGGAATATGAAAAAGATATTCGCAAACAAATTTGTAATGAAATTTTGCTTATTATAGATGAAAAATTTAATTGTTGTGGTTATGTGAAAGAAAAATTTGAAGATATTAAAAAATATGTTTTAGACCAAATACAAGGAGAAACAAAATGATTTCAAGAGAAAGATTGGAAGAGTTAATAAAAAACAGGGCTACTATTTATTATTTATCAATATTTGATACTAATGATAAAGAAGTTATAGAACACAAACCATCAAAAAGCAGGGTTTATAAAAACTTAGATGATGGCTCTATAACGATTGATGATATATATGATGAATATTGGTTTGAAAGCCGAGAAGATGCAGAGTTTGCTAATGAATTTAAAAGAGTAGCAAGAATAGATTATTTAGATTTGCCGACTTGGGAAGAGTTTATTAAAGATGAAAAGTTTATTGAGGGTAATGAAGTTGGGTTTTATGATGATGTTGGAATAAGATACAAATTACTAAAAACACAATACACAACACCAAAAATGATTTGTTTATTTGAAGAGGGAATACAAGGAGATTATATTTGTGAAAAGTATGAACTAACCAAAGAAAACTACATCAAGGCTTGTAGGAAATGTGTCGAATTATTTTTAGGTAGTGATGTTGAGATTTAACACCACTTGCTGAATTGATTAGGAAAAAGGAGAAGTAGGGAAAATGGAAAGTTTAGAGAAAGAACTTGAATATATGACTACTGAAAGAAATATGTATAGTTCGCAGTTAGAAGAATTGCAAAATAAACATAAAGAGTTAAAAAGTGGTTATGATATATTGCTAGGAATGTATCAAAGAGCAGTTAAAAATCTTGATATTGAAAGAGATAAGGTTAAACAACTTCAATCTAAAAATAATATAAATGGGTGTTTTGAAAAAATGGACACCAAAGTTTTTGAAAGTCAAATGTATAACCTTAAAGAAGAAATTAAAAAGTTAGAGAACAAAAATAAGTCTTTATTAGAAGATTTTGAAAATCCTGAAAGAGTGTGGGATAGAAACCTCAAAGATTTAGAGCAACAAGTAAAAAAGAGATTTGCCGTTGAGAATTATGAAAAAGAAATAAAGATGCTAAAAAAAGCACTTGAATTGGCTTGTATAGATAAACCTAGACCTATAAAACTTTATGATAAATATATGTGTAATTTAAACGATTATATAGAATTTTATAAAAATCAAGCAGAAGAACAAATTAAGGAAATAACTAAATGCAAAACATACAATGTTGTTAAAATTAAATGATTTAAAATATTTGGTATAGGAGAATAAGATGGAGCAGAACATGAAAGTGTGTAATAAATTAGTTCGTGATCGCATTCCTGAAATTATAGAGAATAGCGGTAAAAAAGCAAATTATAGAGTGCTATCAGAAGAAGAGTATAAACAAGCATTAAAAGATAAATTACTAGAAGAAGTTAATGAGTTTTTAGCAGCGGAAACTGAACCTGAAATACAAGAAGAATTAGCAGATATTAATGAAGTTTTGGAAGCAATACACAGAAATTTTATAACTAAACCTACACCACATTTGCAATTAAATAAGTTTCATAAAAAAGGTGGTTTTAATAAACGATACTTTTTAGAAAGTGTTGAAGATTAGGAGGGATAAATGAATAAAATAAAATTTATATTAAATGGTTGTGATATATTTTTGTAGTATTGAAGATTAATAGAAAGGAGGGTAGCAAATAAACTGCTGCCTTTTTTATTTGTAAAATTTACACTTTACTAATATAATTTAAAATTAAGAATGGAGGTGTTAAATTTGGTAATTCATTTTGAGAAATTATCAAAAGCAATAGATGTTTTTAATCAAAACCGAATTGAAGAAGAACAAATAGAATTTAAAGATGTAATAGGAGATATTGAAGACCCACTCAATCCATTAGAAGTTTTAACGCTTATAACCGAATTATACGAAGAAGCAAACGGATATATATAAAAAGACTACACCCCATTATAGAGTATAGTCATTAGTGTTAGTTTCTTATCATAACCATCTGGTTAGGTAGTAAAACTACTACCAAATCAGGATAAAAATTTGATAGCCCAATTACCCTTGCTATCCTTAGATATTTCCTCTATTATTGTGCGGAATAAAGCCCTCTTATCTTCCTTTGACAAACTATCATAGACATTTTTCCAACCGCTATTTAAGAAATCTTGCAAGCCAGTTAAATCTTTTGCTTTTGGCATATCCTTTTGAGCATCCGCTAGTTGCTTTTCTAATAACTCATATTCATAGTCATATTCATCTTCTTTCAATCTACCTTTTCTAAAAGCGAGCGTAAGGCGATCCATTTCATCCGTTATATCTTTTATGTTGATTTTGGGTTTTGGTGCTTTATCTAACTTAACCGAAGCATCATAGATGTACTTTTCAATTTCCATTTCAATGTTATTTAAAAGGTATTCTTCTATAATATCTTCTCTAACATTGTGCAGAATATCATCGTGGCATAAATCACTCTTCATTCGTTTTTGACAGCGGTAATAGATATATTCTTTACCGCTCTTCTTTTTATAATAGATAGGGTTCATTCTATTTTTACAATCAGGACATATAAGTAGTCCTGTAAAGAGGTATGTTCTATTACACTTGTTTCTATGACTGATATTTCTTTTTATTAAATCTTTAATCATTAAATGTGTTTCAAAAGTGATATAAGGTTCACAATAATTTTGATTACCACGATATACACCAGCATAGAAAGAGTCTTTAAGCATTTTGTTATAAGTGTTATAAACTCTTTTTAGGTTGTATTTTTCATTAATATATAGGCAAGTTTGTCTAACAGATTGATAAACCATAAAGTGTTTAAAAGCATCTTCTATAATTGGTGCTATTTCTTTATCTTTAACAACTTTTTTATTGCCATTAGCATCTTCTCCAATTGTATATCCCCACGGTTGCTTACCAGTTAAGGGTTGACCTTGTTTAACCTTATATTCAAAGACCGTGTTAATCCGCTCTGAGCCTTTTGCAAGTTCCCTTTGAGCAAGTGATACTTTTAAGTTAAACATAAACATTCCATCTGCTGTTGAAGTATCAATATCATCTTCTTCAATAGCTTTAATAGATACATTTTTTCTAAGGAATAACTTAACCATTTCATTGGCATCAAGAACATTCCTAGAAAAGCGGTCAAGCCTTGTAAATATGATTAAGTCTATGCGGTCTAAATCACCTAGTAACCGCTGCAATTCAGGTCTTTTCATACTGCCAGCAGAATATCCCTCATCTACATACTCATCAACAAGTAATAGGTTATTTTCTTTAACATAATTCCTTAATTTGTCGAGTTGGTTTTCAATAGAAAATCCAAACTTGGCTTGTTCATCGTGTGATACCCTTGCTAATATTGCAGTTCTTAGTGGTTTCAATTAAAACACTTCCTTAATTTACATATTGTATTTTTTAAGACAAAACTGAATAATTAAACTATAAAATGTTGCTAAAAGACACAAAGAGAGGTAAAAAAATGAATGTTGAAAGATTTTTAAATATGCTTGCAGAACTTTATGGGAAAGCCAACAATGTAAAAGTTGAGTTTCATATTCGTAAAAAAGGGGCTAGTGAGAAGTAACTTCACTCCCCTTTCATACGGATAGTATTGTATAAATTTAATAATTCAAAAAACACTTCTTCCTTATCTTCTTTTGAAATACTTTCATCAGTAAATACATCTTTTGCTCTACTAATTAAATCAAAAGCATCCTTCTTGGTAACAACTCCAAAATAATCCATTCCAACACCGAAAAACTCACATAATTTATTCAATTCTTTTAATGGTGGAACTCTGCGGTTAATTTCATAATTACTAATGCTTGATCTATTAATTTGTAACCTATCCGCTAATTCCTGTTGGGTTAATTTTCTGCCTTTACGCAATATTTTGATTTTATGACCGATTGATAATGGAATATTATTCATTTAAATCACCCCCTTTAATATTATGGCAATTATGCTTTCAAACTAAGTTTACATTAATGTGCCTTTATTTTCAACAAATAAAGTTTTAAATGCAAACAAAACAATTAAAAAAGATGTCAATGTGTCGCAAAACCAATTGACAAACAATTTTCATTATTGTAAAATAATTTTAGCAATTGGGAATGTATGTTCCTATAAAAAAGGAGGTTAAAATGGTAAAACGATTAAAATTAAAGCAGTTACGAATTGGACTTGATCTTAATCAAACCGAAATGGCAGCAAGGTGTAAAATAGATAGAAATACATATAGTTTAATTGAGTTAGGCAAGCGAGAGGGTTCTGCTGAATTTTGGTTTAACTTAAAGACTAAGTTTAATTTAAGTCCTGATGATATATGGAATATGCAATATGAAGGCAAGGAGTGATATTTTTGAATAAATATGAGATGTTAATTGAAACATTTAATGAATTGCTAAAAAACAAAGATGAGATACTATTGCGAGGATATGATATATGCGGTTTAATTAAAAGTTTAGAAAAACACGAGGCATAGCCCCGAAGCCTCGGTACTTTTTTAAAATAAAATGTGTCTTTAAGGCACAAAAGGAGAACGAAATGAACACAAAACATTATGAAAAACTACTTAGTATGGCAATGGAGAAAGTTGAGCAATTGGAGGTGGAAAAAACTTGGCTTAAATATGAGAACAAACAACTGAAAGAGCAAGTTGAAAGATTTGATAATAACGAGAATAAAGTTGCTGGAGGTTGAGTATGGATAAAGTTGAAGTTAAAACAGGGCTTAATTCAAGGCAGTGGGCTTTGTATAGATACCTAAAAGACAAAGGCAATGAATGGACTACACAAGAGCAGATTGCAAGGGATTTGCAACATATTTACTTTGACAATGATTACAATAGACCATTTCACGATAGAAATTGCAGAAAAGTATTAACTGCCGACATAAGAGCAATAAACGAAAGTGATTACATACATAAACCTATTTTAAGCAGTTCTAAAGGCATAAAATTAGCGAATGAGCAAGAATGGGACAAATATATAGCAAATAACATTAATTCTGTTATAAACCGCTTGAAGAGGCTTAAAAAGATGGCAGAGAAAGCGGATAAGAACGGGCAAATGCGAATTAAGCTAAGCGATTATCAGAAAGAAGTTTATGAGAGTTTTATTGATGGAATGCAAAGATAGGCACTTTTTTGCGTCAAAAATAAACTATTTTTTGAAAATTGTTGCAATTCGCTTGCTTTTATTTGTAAAATGTTGTAAATATATCAATGTAACCTACTGGTATTAGGTGGAACTCTTACCATAGGTAAAACTTAATATTTAGTAGGTCAACCTGCAAGATAAAACCGAGTTCCACGATATGTTTTATTTTGCAGGTTTTTTTAAAGGGAGGATAGTATGGCGGAGAATAAGAAATACTACTACTTAAAACTAAAAGAAGATTTTTTTGACAGCGAAGATATTAAAATTATTGAAAGTATGGAAAATGGTTATTTATATAGCAATATTCTATTAAAAATGTATCTTAAAAGTCTAAAAAATAATGGTGAACTGATATTCAAGGAATTTATTCCTTATGATACAAAAATGCTTGCAACCATTACAGGACATAATATTGATGTGGTAGATAAAGCATTGTGTATATTCAAACAATTAGGATTTATAGATGTTCTTGATAATGGTGCTATTTATATGCTTGATGTTCAAAATTACATAGGTAAAATATCAACCGAAGGGATAAGAAAGGCTGAATATAGAGCAAGAATAAAGCAAAAGAAACAAGAGTTATTAGAGAATGGGACAGAAATGGGACAATGTCCTGATATAATATCTATCTCTAACTCTATCTCTAACTCTATCTCTAACTCTAATATTAAAGAAGAAGAGGTATTTAATTATTGGAATGATAAGAATATAATAAAACACCAAAAATTAACCGATGCAATTACAAAGCAAATAACAAAGGCTATTAAAGAATATGGCATTGACAACATAAAGGAATACATAGATAGATATGCTAAGGTTTATCACGATAAAGCATATTACTTTACAACAAAATGGACTTTGGTGGAATTTTTAAAACAAAGTAATGCTATGGCTACTTTTACCGATGAGGGTAGTAAATGGCTTAACTATTTAGAAAGAGACAACCAACAGAAAGGCGGTTCAGGAGTTGCAACAAGTAAAGAACCTACTCAATTACCAGACTGGATCAAGAATTCAATGTACAAGTGAGGGTAATATGGAAAAAACAAAAATAGAAATAATACAAGATATGTTCTTTGGTAAAGCATCCGAAGCAGACAAGCAATATTACAAAGATAACTATATGTCTATTGAAGAAAAAGAGATAGGCAAGCCTTTCTTTGAGATGAATAACGAAGAGAAAAAGACATTTAAAGTCTTGTGTTATAACAACGAAACAGGAAACCTACAAGGGTATGATTGTCCTAAGTGCAAAAATAGAGGCGATTTTATGTACTATGAGGGCATTTATGAAATGCATAAAAGATGCAGTTGTTGGGCGATCCGTAACACCATAAAAAGAATGGAAGAGTGCGGATTAGGGAACTTGCTAAGTTTATATACATTTGAAAAATACAAGTGTGAGGAAGAGTGGCAACAAGATATATGCAACAAAGCAAGGGCATTTGTAGAAAGTGACAAGAAATGGTTTTGTATGCTAGGGGAAAGTGGAAGCGGTAAAAGTCATATATGTACTGCAATATCAAGAGAGTTATTAAAGAAAGGTATGCAATTAAAATATATGATGTGGATAGATGATAGCAATGCATTAAAACAATGTATTACCGATGGCGAGAGATATGGCGAATTAATGCACGAATTAAAGAATGTGCAAGTATTATACATAGATGATTTCTTTAAAAGTGAAAATAGCACTAAACCGAGTGCAGCAGATATTAAACTAGCAAATGAAATACTAAATTACCGTTATAACAAGGCGAGAATGGATACTTCAAAAAGGTATGTAACGATTATAAGTAGCGAGAGAACATTGGAACAATTGCTGGAATATGATACAGCATTGGGTGGCAGAATAGTTGAAATGTCAAAACCTGATAATCTAATAATGATTAGCGGTGGAGATAAAAATTATAGGTTGAAATAAGGGGGTGAATATGTAAAACATACGGAGTTGAATTTATTAAAATAATAAAAAATTATATAAACAATAAACCATAGAAAGTGGGTGAGTAAACAAAGGAGATTTTTTAAAATGGGAGTTATATTAGGAATTATATTAGCAATAGCAACAATAGGACTTGGAATTTTAGGTTATTGGTTGCTAACAGTAAGAGAGAAAAAAGTTACAGGAACATTGAGCATAGTTGGAGCATTTATTGCTTTGATATGCTTTATCATTGTGCCTTTTAGTATAAGAGTGGTACAAGCAAACGAGGTTGCGGTTGTTAAGTGTTGGGGAGAGGCAAAAGAAATTAGAACAAGTGGAACACACTTTAATGATTACATAAGTTCAAGTTATGTATATTATCCTATTTCAATCCAACAAATAGAGAATGAAATTCAAGCATATTCACAAGATGCACAAGCAATGACAGCAAAATTAGTTGTGCAATATAAAATTCAAGCAGACAAAGTTATTAATATTACAAAAGAGTATGGCGACAACGAAGTATTAAAAACTAGAATACAATCTATTGCCGAAGAAAAGGTTAAGAGTGTATTGAGTAAGAAACAAGCAATGGCAATCATTGAAACAAGAGCAACATTATCAAGCGACATATTAACAGCAATGGAAGGTGCTTTTGACAATTATTATATAGTGATAACAAATGTTGTTATTAATGATATTTCATTTAGTGAAGCATTTGAGCAAGCGGTTGAAAATAAAATGATTGCAGAACAAGATCAATTAAAAGCGGAATATGAAAAGCAAAAGAAAATAACCGAAGCGGAGGCACTTTTAGAAGTTGCGAAGAAAGAAGCAGAAGCAAGTATTGAAAAATCTAAGGGCGATGCAGAGGCATTAAAAATAATGCAAGAGGCTTGGGACAATTTATCAACAGAGGTTAAAGAGGTAATGTTAAAGCAACTTGCTATTGAAAGTTGGAACGGAGAGTTACCCGACACAATGGTAGGAACTGATTTTATAGAATGGTTAATGGGTGCGATAACAAGCACTCAAACACCATAAAGGAGTGATTTATGGAAGATAAAGAGGAAAAGGTGCTGGAAATATCAACTAGACTAGAAAGTTTATTACCATTGATTGATATGTTTGCAATAGAAATGAACGACAAGATGGAATTATTGGAAGAAGCAAAGCAATCATTAAGCAACGGTATAAGTTTCAAAACAGGTGCAATGCCTTTAATTATGGCAATGGGCGGACAATATGATAGTACCGAAGATAGATTAAAGTTAAAAACACTAGAATGTTTAATTGAATTAATTAAGATTAGAAACGATTATGCAGAAGAAGTAAAAAAAATGCAGAAAAGCAAGAAAGACAATGCGGATATGTTGAAACAATTATTTGGAATTTTAAATTAAAGGAGTGATTTATGGAAGAAATAATATATACACATTTGCCTATGGAGTATGGCAATTCTATGGGAGAAGGAATAAAAATAATTGGTAGTGGCAAGATTGATGGGTATGAATACAAAATAAAAAACATGCGTGGGGAATACCCAACAGCATACATAAAATTACAAGAAAACCACCCGCTCTATAATAAACATTATACTGACATAGATATTGATGTTCACGGTGGGCTTACATATATTGCAATGAAAGATGATGGTTATTGGATAGGTTGGGACTATGCTCATTATGAGGATTATTATATTTCAGGCGATTACAATGAAAGTGGTAAGAAATGGACTACTGATGAAATATTAGAACATTGTAAGGATGTTGTTAGGCAATTAAAAGAATATGAGGAGGAGGAATTATGAGATTAATAGAAATTACTAATAATTGTGGAGATGGAGCAGTAACCTTGACTTTTGTATGTCATAACCAAGAATGGCAAGACTCAATACTTGAAAACCCAAATATAGATTTTAGAAATTTAGAAATTAATTTATGTAGTGGGAAACGAAGTTTTAAAAAATGTAAACCAAAAGTTATTTTTAATCCACCAGCGACAATATTATTTATGAATGGTAAGAAATATGTATCAAAAGCACACGATGAAGCATTTGATGAAGAAAAGGGCTTGTTAATGTGTTTAGCAAAAGCAAATGGAATAAGTCATTTAGAGTTAAAAAGAATAATTAAAGGTGCTAAAAGACAAGAAGTAAAAGACTTGATATTAAAGAATACTGCTACAAACAAATAGGAGAAAAAACAAATGAACAACATAACATTTATAGTAAATGGCGATCCATTTGGTAAGCAACGACCTAGAACATTCACAAATAAAAGAGGAGTAGTAAGGACAATTACACTTGATGAGACTAGGAACTATGAAGATTTAATACGCTGGGAATACAAAAGGCAATGTCCTAACATCTACTTTATAGGCGAGTTAGAAGTTATTATAAATGCTTATTTTGGTATTTCTAAGAGTTGGAGCAAGAAGAAAAAGAAACAGGCAGAAGATGGAGAAATTAGACCAAATATAACACCTGATTGCGACAATATTGCAAAAGCAATTTTAGATAGTTTAAATAAGGTTTGCTATGATGATGATAAGGATGTTCAAGATTTACATATACACAAATACTATGCTAGTGAACCAAGAGTTGAAGTAACTATTTGTGGGGATTGGGTAAAAGTATAATGTGTCTTTAAGGCACAAAAGGGATGGATATGTCAAAATTAAAATGTAATTATTGCGGAGAAATAAAAGAAGTTCCGCTCATTAAAGAATATGTATACAAGCACAAGTTGAAGAGTGGCAAGCGAAAAGTGAATTTTTGCTCTTATACATGTATGAGGTATTGGGAAAAGGAAAATCCAAATGCTTATGTAAGGAGGGACAAATGAAGAAGAGTATTTTACAAAATTTCAAAGAATGTTGGGTGTGTGGTTCTATGCAAAACATTCATTTACACCATATCTACTATGGGGTAAAAAATAGAAAGATAAGTGATAGGAATGGATTTACTTGTTATCTATGTTTACAACACCACGAGGGAACAAATGGAGTTCACGGAAAGAACGGACATGAATTAGATATGGAACTTAAAATTGCTTGTCAAAAGAAGTATGAAGAAAGTCATACAAGAGAAGAGTTTATGTCTTTGATTGGTAGAAATTATTTAGATTGGGAGTGATTTATGGAAGTAAAGAAATGTTGTGCAAATTGCAAGTTTTTAAATAAGGGTAAAAAAACAATTGCACAAAATGGAACTCACTATATTTATGCTTGCAACAAATATGGGATAGATGTGATTGCTATTAAAGATTGGGTTCATAGCGATAGTGAACTAGAAAATATAGTTTGCGAGGATTTTAAACCAAAGGAGTGATGAATGCAAATAAAAGAAAACGAGGTATATAACTGCGATTGCTTGGAGTTAATGCGTGAAATGGTTAAACAAGGAATAGTGGCTGACTGGTTGATAACCGATCCACCTTATGCAATAAATGTAAATCACAATATGGGTAGGAGGAAAGGCGACAAGAAAAGCGACTATAAAAAGGCATATTGGGATAATGAAAGAGTGTCAAAAGAATACTTTGAATTAATGTTTAAGGTTAGCAAGAACCAAATCATATGGGGTGGCAATTATTATACTGATTATTTAACGCCTACACCTTGCTGGATTATATGGGATAAAATGTTTAGTGATGAAGTGAGTTTTGCACAAGTTGAAATGGCTTGGACTAATCAAACTTGTTCAGCAAAGAAAGTTGTATGTTTTCCTAATGGCAATGAAAAAAGAATACATCCAACACAAAAGCCATTAAAGGTAATACAGTTTTGTTTGAATAAGTTTACAAAAGAAGGAGATTTAATATTAGACACATTTATGGGGAGTTTTACAACCGCAGTTGCTTGCTATAAGATGCAAAGGAGATTTATAGGTGCTGAGTTAGACAAAGAATATTTTGACAAAGGGCAAGAGCGGTTAAATAAAGTAAAAGCACAAATTAGTATGTGGGATAATTAATAAGGCAGCAATTTGCTGTCTTTTTTGTGCCTTTAAGACTTATTACTTGAATAGTGACGCAAAATGAGATAATATAAAAGAGTAAGATAAATAAACAGCAAAGGGGCAAAACAAAATGAAAAAATCAGTAGCAGATTATTTAAGAGTAGCAATAGCATATTACAACCAAGCACAAACAGACAAAACAAAGCAACTTAATTTTGAGGAAGTAAAAATCAATATAGCAGATATAAAAAGTGAAGATTGTGTAATAGATATGGCACAAGATATACACGCTATGACAAACGAATTGACAAAGGAGAATGGGAAATGAAAGCAGCAATACTAACAAGAGGTAATGACAAAGCAATGCAGAAGTTCGCTTGTATGATCCACGCAAACGCAAAAGATTATGATGTAGTAGATGTTATCCACGATACACAGGAATTATCTAAACTAGTTGTAAATGCAAAGGTTGATGTTATTCTAATGACTGATATTAGCAGATTAACAAGAGATAGAATGGAATACGAAAGAATGCAACAAATGTTAAGAGGTTATGGCGTGCAAATTGAGTTGTTGGATAAAAGAAATCTAAGCGAGATTAATGGCAGGGTTTAATACCCTGTCTTTTTTTTATTTGAAAAAACTTTAAAATTTATATGGAAATTTATGGAAAAGTCTTGACTTTTATGTAAAATTATGGTAATATACTATTGTAATATAATAAAGGAGTAATAATATGAAAAAAATATATATTGAAGGAAATAGAAACGGATACGATACAGAACAATGTGGCAGGACTTTAACGGTTGGTGAACTTATTGAGGTATTAAAAAATTACGATGAAAATGCACTTATATATTTAAGGAATGACAACGGTTATACATACGGAAGCATTACTGCATATGACATAAACACACCTGAAGATATTGGAGAAGATGAAGAATATTAATCATTGAGTGCGATGGCAGGGACACTTAAAACACTACCTGCCACCAGCCGAAAGGCAAAAATAAAACAAAGGAGAATTTTTAAAATGGCGACAAGAAGCACAATAGGAATTAAAAACGAGAAAGGAGAAATTAAGGCAATATACTGCCACTGGGATGGATATCCTAAACACAATGGAAGAGTATTAGTAGAGCATTACAACACAAAGGAAAAAGTTGAAGAACTACTTGCATTGGGAGATATAAGTGAACTTAGGGAAAGAGTAAAACCTAATGAAGATGAAGAACATTCTTATGAAAAACCATTAAATGATGTAGTAATTGCATACCATAGAGATAGGGGCGAGAGGTTAATTAAAGCAAAAACCTTTAACACTATTGGAGATGTAATAGCATACTTTGATTGGAATATTTATACCTACATATTTGAAGATGGAGAATGGTATGTTTATGATCTTGATGAGAATAAGAGATTAGTGAAAGGAATTCTTAAAAATGAGGAGTAGAATAAGAAAGAGTATTATATAGAATTTGAGAATTGTTAAAGGAGTATAGAATGAAACCAGTAGTATATTTTCAAAGTACAGGACAAAGCGGTAATATTTATCACATATTAGGATTGGTACAAAGAGAATTAAGAAAGCAAAGAAGAATAAACGATTTTAACGAATTAAGAGATAAGGTTTATTCTTCTAAAAGTTATGAAGAGGCATTAAGTCACATAAGAAATTATGTTGACTTAATAGACCTTGATGGTAAAAAGTAAGGAGGGATAGATGTTTAATAAAAATTTTTATCCTACACCAGCAACTTTGATAGATAAAATGCTAGCTGATGTAGATATGGATTGTATAGAAAGCATATTAGAACCAAGTGCAGGCAAGGGTGATATTGTTGATGTTTACTCTAAAAGAAGCGAATTAAGAAGATATAGAGGTTGGGCGTATAATTATAAAGGAAATATAGATTGTATAGAAATAGAGCCTGAGTTACAAGCCACATTAAAAGGGAAAGGTTACAGAGTTGTACATAATGACTTTTTAACATACCACACACAAAAGCATTATGACCTTATAATAATGAACCCACCATTTGATAACGGTGATTTACACCTATTAAAAGCCTTAAAAATGCAAGAGGATGGCGGAGCGGTTATTTGCTTATTAAATGCTGAAACTCTTAAAAACCCCTATTCAAATCCACGAAAAGAACTTATCCAAAAACTAGAAGATTATAATGCTGAAATTGAATATATAGAAAATGCATTTATTGATGCAGAAAGACAAACTGATGTTGAAGTAGCATTGATTAAAGTATTGATACCGAAAAAAGAATTTGAATGTAATTTTTTAAACGATTTAAGGCAACAAGAAACCTATGAGGAATTATACGATACAACCAGTACGGAATTAACAAAGTTTGCTAAAAAAAATGAGTATATTGAGAGTGCGGTTGAACAATATAATCTTGAAGTTAAATTAGGAATAAAATTGATCCAAGAATACAACGCTATGAAACCTTACATTAAAAATAAGATACAAAGAGAGGGTGACAAGGATAATGGTAGCCCTATATTAACTTTAATGGTTGGTAGTGAATATAGTTCTGATAAAAAGGTTGCAAGTATAAACGAATATGTAAAAAGGGTTAGATATAAATATTGGGAAGCATTATTTAATAATCCAAAGTTTACTGAAAAACTAACATCAAATTTAGTTAGTCAATTATGGGATAAGTTAGATAAACTACAAGACTATGATTTTTCAGTATGGAATATAATGACTATTCAAGAGGAATTATTAAAAGACACTATAAAAGGTGTTGAACAAACTATATTAGATTTATTTGAAGAGTTTTCTAATAAATATAGTTGGTATGAAACAAGTAAAAATATTCATTATTACAATGGTTGGAAAACAAATAAGGCTTATAAGATAAACAAAAAGGTGATTATACCATTAAATGCTTATGACATCTTTGGTGGATATAGGTTAAGGTCCAGTATGAACAAACTTAAAGATATAATAAAAGTGTTTGATTATTTAGATGGCGGAAAAACTACTGATATTAATGTTGAACAAACATTACGATATATGGAAGATATAGGGCAGACTTCAAAAATACCGCTCAAATATTTCAATGTTACATTCTATAAAAAAGGTACTTGTCATATAGAGTTTTTGGATTTGGAACTATTAGAAAAGTTTAATTTATTTGGAAGTCAAAGGAAAGGTTGGTTGCCTCATAACTATGGAAAGAAACGATATAGCGATATGACGGCAGAAGAAAAAGAAGTAGTAAAAGAGTTTAGTGGGAGCGAAGAAGAATATAACAAAATATATAATAAGCAAGGTTATTACATAGTAAATAGTAATAGTTTATTAACGATTGAATGATAAAGGAGGAATAAATGTTAGACATAAGACAAGCAGCAAAAGAATTAAGTGTATGCGAAAAGACAATAAGAAACCTTATCAAGAGTGGAAAAATAAAAGCGGTTAGGATAGGGAGACTTATTAGGATCAATGAAGAAGAGATTAAAAAAATAAAAGGCGAAGTATGAAAAAATGGTTTAAGGAATTAATGGTTGGAGATATTATTGCACACGCTAAATTTAAAGCATATGCTAATAGGTTAGGTTATTTTGATTATGAAGATTGTGATTATTTGCAGATTGACAAGATTACAAATGGCATTATATATACTACTAATTTAGAAACAAAAGGTACTATGGAATTATGGTGTGGTGAAACATTTGATGAGTTTGCAAAGAACCCTAGTTTTGAAATAATAAACCAACTACCTATTAAGTCAACAGAATTTAAACCAATACAATTAAATTTATTTGATATGATATAGAAAGGAGTAATAAACAATATTAAATGAAAAATTTTGAATTTGACGAAGAAGGTTTTATTAAATACTGCAAACAGAAAAAAAATAGTGAAAGGTCTATTCATAATAAGTTGGATACCTTAAAGCGTTTTTATAAAAACTACAATATTTTAAGTGAGGATACTTATAGAGATTTTTATGAAGATATAAGCGATAGAAATAAGTCCGCAACAATAAACAACAAAGTAAATGTAATTAATGACTATATTCGTTATCTGCAAGTAAAACATAATATTAATTTAAGCGAGTGGGAAAAAAGTAACATATCAATTAAAAAGGTATCATTTTTAGAAAACATATTATCAATGGAAGATTATGATTTCTTTATGGCTAAATTAAAAGCAAGAGATAAAGATAAGTTGTACATAATATGTAAGATTATGGCTACTACGGGTATGAGAATAAGTGAAACGCTTAATATAAAGAGAATGCATATTGAAAATGGTTTCATAGATTTTTATGGTAAAGGCAATAAGGAAAGACGAGTGTATTTTACAAACAAAGTACAAGAAGAAATATTGCCGATATTAGATAAGCATGAAATTAAAAGAGATGATTATATTATTTGCTCAAGATGGAGTGGCAAGAAAACAACATGGCAAAATTTAAGGTCAATTCAAAGGTCATTGCAAATATTTGCCGAGAATGAATGTGAATTTGAAAAGGGTTTAATACATCCACATATGTTTAGACATTTTTTCGCAAAAAATTTTATAAAGAAATATCAAAATATAGCATTATTAGCAGATTTATTAGGGCATAGCAATATTGATACTACAAGAATTTACTTAAAATATACAAGTAAAGAGCAACAAGAAATAGTTAATGAGGTTGTTAGTTGGTAAAAGGAGGAAGTATGACATTAGAAGAAGCAAGAAACAATATAGGAAGATATGTTACCTACATACCCTTTGCGTACTGTGATAAGAGTCAATACGAATTTGGTGTAATAACAAGTGTAAATGATAGATATGTATTTGTTAGATATGGTAATGAGTTGCATAGTAAAGCAACAAGACCAGAAGATTTAAAATTTTAGGAGGGATAGATGCTTAATAGATATAGATTTAAAACAAGATCAGTAGATGATTTTAGACCATTAAAAGATTTAGCAGATTATTGGTGTACTGGGTTTAGTGCAGATGATAGTTATGCAAATATTGTTGCATATTTGCCAACTGATATTGATTTGTTTGAGTATTGGAATGATGCTTATGATATAGATTGTGAAGTGGTAGATGAAATAATTTATACTCGAAGATTTGAAAAACCTGAGCAAATAAAATAGAGAAAGGAGGGCAGATGAATTTTTTAGAATACGAACAAAAGAATAGAAACTACATAGAAATGTTTAGTCATTCAGATGGAGTTTTTGATTATCATCATTGTGATATATGTGAACAAATATATCCAACAAAATTTCTAGCATTAGCATGTTGTCAACAAAAGAAAACCATTATTATAAATTGGATGAGGGAAAAAGGAATAACATTTAAAACACTATACAGAAACATAAACAAGTTAGATAGAATGTTCCAAAAGAAAGAGTTTAGTAGAACAAATATGGTAGGAATAGAATTTTACCCTTTTGCAAATAAAATAGAGGATGGTTTAAAATACTGGAACGGGCTAGATGATTTTATAATTTGTGAGACCAATCCAATTTGGGATATTATACAAATAGGTACTTTATCAACAAAGAAGTGTTATAAATTATATGAACAAGAAATGCACAAGTTAGCAGATGAAATAGCCATTAAGACAAGAAAAGAGAAATAGAACAGAAGAAGAAAGACTATATATAATAACAAATAATTTTATAAAGGAGTGATCTATGAGAGAAATAGAATTTAGAGGAAAGAGTATTGGAATAGGTAGGTGGGCTTATGGTGTTCCAGTAGAAGCAGATGGCAAGACATTCATTTGTGATTATGTTTATGTTTTTGATGAAGATATGTCTTATCATAGTGGGTGTACTAATCCTTATAGTTATCAATTAGCAAAGGTAGAGGTCAATTCTGAAACCATAGGACAATATACAGGACTATGTGATAAGAATGGAACAAAAATCTTTGAGGGTGATATTGTTAAACTAATTAGAACTAATATGTATGCACCAAGCACATCTTTTCATAATAAGGATTTAATGTCTTTACATAGAATTTATTGGAATGAAGAAAAATCTTCTTTTTATCAAGAACATTTTGATATTGAGAAAAAACGAGTTACTGGTGGTGGAAGTTTAAACTTTAATGATGAGAGAGCCGACCAAAACATTATTGAAGTAATAGGCAACATACACGATAACCCTGCATTATTGGAGGGTGATGATGAGTGATTGCATTGGATTTACAGCATACAATAAATTGAGTGAAAAATGCCAAAAATGCAGTTCTAAAAATGAATGCGAAAAGAAGATTAAAGAACTTGTTGGTTGTTTTACTATTTTTCAACCTTGCATTGCAGATTGTGTGCAACCTTGCATTGCAGATTGTGTGCAACCTTTGATACAACCTATTTTGTATGATGAAAGGCAACAAAGAAGAGATCAATTAAGAAGAGATATACATAAAGAAATAATGAAAGGAGGACAGGAATAAACACCTGTCTTTTTTATTGCAGCAAATGTTTCATTTACACACAAATCAAAACTATTTTGATATAATATAAGTATAGCAAATTAAATGGATTGCGAATAACTTGAAAGGACTTGATAAGATGCGGATTTCCATAAATGCAGGGCATACGGAAAAAGGCGAAAAGGGAGCAGGAGCATATTACAAAGGTTGGTATGAGGGAGATATTACAAGAGAGGTTGCAAAAGAATTAACAAAGTTATTACAAGCAAAAGGGCATAGAGTGTTTAATAGTACGATTGATAGGGCAACAAGTCAAAACTCTTATTTAAAGCAAGTATGCAATTTAACAAATAAATTAAACATTGATTTATTTATATCTTTGCATACAAACGCAAGTACAAGCCACAATGGGAAAGGTTGTGAGGTGTTTACTTGGAAAGGCAAAAAGCATAAAGAAGCAGTAGACATTTGTGCGAATATGCAAGAACTTGGATTTAATAACAGGGGGGTTAAAGATGGATCTAATCTTTATGTTATTAAACACACTAAGCCGAAAGCATTATTAATAGAATTATTTTTTATTGATAATCTAATTGACCGAGCGATTTATAATACAGCAGGAGCGAAGAAAGTTGCAGAAGCAATTGCCAAGAGTTTATGATATTCAACAAAAATTGGAGCGGTGGGCTACCCTGTTAAAGTTTAGTGGCAAGAACACTAAACAAGTAGTAAGAGAAGAAATAGAGCAAGAACTAAATAAGAGCAAGGATTAATTTCTTTGCTCTTTTTTGCTACTTTACGCAACTTAAAATATGAAGATGTTTCATGTGAAACAATTTGAAAGGATGAGTAAAATTGCGAATTGAAGTTGTAGGGATAGATGAAATAAAAGAATATGAACTAAATGCAAAGGAACATCCAAGAGAACAAATAGAGCAAATCAAGAAGAGTATTTTAGACTTTGGGAATAATGATCCAATTGCTATTGATAGTAATGGCGAAATTATTGAGGGACACGGTAGATACCTAGCATTAAAGGAATTAGGCTTTGACGAAGTGGAAGTAATTATATTAGGGCATTTAACGGATGAGCAAAAGAAAGCATATAGACTTATCCACAATAAATTAACAATGAATAGTGGCTTTAATATTGAGATGTTGGAGCAAGAATTAGCAGACTTGCAAACGTTTGACATGCAGGAGTTTGGATTTGACTTTATTCCTGATTTTATGGAAGAACCGAAAGATGTTGATGAGTTTGACATTGAAGAAACAATAGAAGAAGTAGAAAAAAGACCACGAACGCAAGAGGGTGATTTATGGCAATTAGGTAAACACTATTTATTATGTGGAGATAGCACGATTAATTCAGATATTCAATTTTTATTAAATGGAAAGAAAGCGGATTTGCTTTTAACCGATCCACCATACAATGTGGCGATTGAGAATAGTCAAGGAATGACAATAGCAAATGACAATATGCAAGATGATGAGTTTCAACAATTTATGAACGATGTTTTATCAGTTGCCGACAAGAACTTAAAAGATGGTGGGGTATTTTATATATGGCATAGTGAGAGTGCAAGTTTGCAGTTTAGAAAGGCTTGCGAGTTTGTGGGTTGGGAGGTTAAGCAATGTTTAATATGGGTTAAGAACTCAATCAATTTAGGTAGACAAGATTATCAATGGAAACATGAACCTTGCTTATATGGTTGGAAGAGTGGAGCAGGGCATTACTTTGTTAAGAACCGAAAGCAACCAACAGTCATTGACAACACTATTGATTTAGAATTGATGACTACTGAAGAATTGAGAGAGTATATCTTAGATTTGACCGAACCTAGCACAATTATTTATGAGAACAAGCCATTGAAGAATACGGATCACCCAACAATGAAACCCGTAAGACTTATGAAGAAGCAAATTAAGAACAGCACAAAGCAAGGCGAGATTGTTTTAGAGTTATTTGGTGGAAGCGGTAGTACATTATTGGCTTGTGAAGAATTAGGGCGAGTGTGTTATGCAAATGAATTAAGTCCAACTTATTGTGATGTAATTATTAAGCGATGGGAAGAACTCACAGGGCAAAAAGCGGTATTGGTTAAAAATATTAAACATCAAGAGGTGGAGGAATGAAAGCGATAGAAAGACATTTACAAGAAATTATGAAAGTGGAGCGGGATATTAAACGAACAAAATCTTGGAAGAGAAAGAATGATTTAATGAAATATCATAGGAGGTTAAAGAGAGAGTTACTAGAATATGCTCATTATCAAAATTTATAAATATATAAAAATTTTGAAAAAATGCAAAAAACGCTTGACAAGTGAATATATTTAGTGCTTAAAGTTTAGTAGTTTAATAAAAGAGGGCGGTGTTAATGAGTGATAAGAAAAGCACCACTTCCAGCAAAAACAAAGGAAATGGTAATAAAGTAGGTAGGAAAGATGTTTGGGAGAAAACGATTAAACCAAATCTTTCAAAAATAGAAGAATGGTACAAGGCAGGATTGACCGAGAAAGAAATAATAGAAGCATTAAAAATTGGCAAAAGTTCTTTCTATAAATACAAGGCAGAAAAAACGGAATTGGCGAACTTAGAAAAGTACAGCAGAGAACCATTGGTTGAAGAAATAAAAAATGCTCTTTACAAAAGAGCGATTGGTTACGATTATGAAGAAACAAAAACATATTACAGGAAACCAAGAGGAGCAAGCGAAGATCAAGCGGAGTTCATCTATACGGAAAAACATAAGAAACATCAAGCAGCGGACACAACAGCAGGGCTAATTCTCTTAAAGCATTGGGACAAGAAAGAGAAGTGGACTGGCGATCCACAAACACTTGAAATGAAAGAGAAACAATTTAGGCTTGAAACAATGAAAACGATACAAGATAAATGGATAGACAAAGTAGATGAAACGGATTTTGAAAAAGTAATAGACATATTGGAGGGAAGAAATGGCGACATTAAACTTGACAACGAATAACACAGCAACTGATGTTAAAGGAAGCGTAACAGGAGCAGGGAGTTATTCAGCGAATACCGAAGTAACGATAAAAGCAACTCCAAGCACTAATTATTCTTTTCTTTATTGGATAGATGAAGAGGGAAGAATTGTTAGTGCAATGGCGGAGTACACCTTTACTATAACAGCGGACACAACTTTGCAAGCGATATTTTTAAGTAATATAGACACTTTGGAAGTTTGGGGTTTTTGTGATGCGAAATGTAGGCATAGGGTTTTAACCGTACCGCAAGTAGCACATTTATTCCAAGAGATGTTTGCTAATGGAGGGCAAGTGCCAATAGGATATATACCTAGAACAGCGGTTAATGAGATTATAGATCAACATACTGGTTTAGGTTTTAAAGTATGGAGTGGCACACAAGCGGAGTGGGATGCATGGAATGGAGATAAGTCAAATATGTTTGCACTTATCACAGATGACACAACATTAAGACAAATAAACAATATGATAGATATTCTTGGTTCTAGTTTAAATTTATTAGACAAGGATATAGAAGCATTGCGAAGTGGTGAACTTAAAATTGCTTTACGAGATGAAGATAATGTAGAAAACATAGTTGATATGACTAGTGGCAAAATAAAGGTTGGAGAGGATATTGTAAGTAGGAGCAGGGTTATTTATCAAAATTATTCAAATCCAACAAATAGTAGCTCAGAGGGAGAGGTGACAGTACCTTTTTCAGAGCCTATTGTTGCTGGTAATTGGCTTGAAATTGTATATGGTTTAAGAAATCCAACAATTTTTAATATAGAGCCTAGATTTAGAAAAGTTTATTTTACATCTACTGATTGTAAAATTTGTTTAGAAAGTAGTGCTTGGAACACATCAGGTCAATCTTGCGACATGAAAAGTATATGTAGCATCACAGAAAATGGCATAACTATAAGTGATGGAAAACTTTATGTTGATGGTTCACTTAATAGTAGTATGCGAATACAAACAACTATTTATTCAGTACGAAAGATTATAGGGTAGGAGGTTCTTATGGCATATTTTAACGGAAAAGAAATATTTTCCTCCGTAATTATTAATCAAGAGAGTAACAATGATCAAGATATGTTACAACAAAGGGTGGATGAAACAAATAGTTGTCAATATCTATTCTATTATTATACAGGAACAAATCTAGATTTTATACAAAATCTCAATACTAGTGAAGTAATAACCATGAAAGGTATGTTTTCTCAGTGCAGCAACCTCACAAGTCTAGATTTGAGTTCATTCAATATGAGTAATGTAAGAAATGTGGAGGGTGTATTTGAAAATTGCAGAAACCTCACAAGTCTAGATTTGAGTTCATTCAATACGAGTAATGTGACGAGCATGCAAAACATGTTTTATGGTTGCAGCAACCTCACAAGTCTAGATTTGAGTTCATTCAATACGAGTAATGTGACGAGCATGTTCCAAATGTTTAGAGGTTGCAGCAACCTCACAAGTCTAGATTTGAGTTCATTCAATACGAGTAATGTAAGAAATATGGAGCTTATGTTTTATTCGTGTGGGTTTTCCCCAAGTCTAGATTTGAGTTCATTAGACACTAGCAATGTAGTAAATATGAATTACTTTTGTTGCGGATGTCGTTCTCTAGAAACAATACAAGGTGTAATAGATTTGCAATCTGCCACAAGCACCTATGGTATGGTTAGCGATTGTAGTAAACTAACAACTATCACATTAAAAAATATTAAAAAAGAGATACAAATAGGCTCAGGAACGAGTTATGGGCATTTACTAACGATAGACAGTCTAGTAAATACCATTAAAGAATTATGGGATTATTCAGGTGGAGAAACCACATATAAACTCACAATGGGAACAGCAAATACAGCAAAATTAGTAGATGTTTATGTGAAATTAATCACACCAACAGCGGAGCAAATAGAAGCAGACCCTTATATAGAAAACAAGAAACCTTGTGAAGTGTGCGAAAGTACCGATGAGGGAGCAATGCTTATATCTGCGTATGCATATTTGAAAAATTGGCAAATCGCTTAGTTAAGGAGGTAAATATATGGCGACAATAGATCCAAGTTGGGTAGAACTTCAAACAGGTTTATACCTAGAAGAGTATGACCTTGTTATTGGAGGTACAACTTATTTAAGAAGAGAGTTACATTCAAGTGATGGATATTGTTTCTACGATTTAGGAGATAAAATTTATGATGAAGAGGGTAATTTAATACCAGCGGATCAAATTCAACCAAATCAAAGAATATACTATCAATACACATCATTGGCACTTGCACAATCTAGTTGGACTTATGAGCAATTAAATGCAAGATACATTTCAGTACCTGTTGATCCAAGTTATGAAATTGTAAGTGTAACAACATCAAATGTAGATATTTAAAAGGGGGAGTTATGGTAAACAAAATTCCTATAATAATAGATGAAAGGGGTTCAGTTAAGAAAGATATAACAATACTTGCTATGGAGAATGAGAACCTTAGCAAGACATTTAGTATCTTATTACCTAACTCAATAATAAATGAATGGTTATACATAGAATTTGAGAAAGCAGATGGGATAAAGTTTGTAACACCAAAATTAACTGCAAATAACAATTATCTTGAATACAACTTAGGAATTAACTTGCTTGATGTAATAGGCAAGTTAGTATGTCAAGTTGTGGCGAAAGATGAGAGCGGTGTTGTGTGGAAGTCAAATAAGTTTGATTTTAGTATTTCAGGTTCAATCAATGCAATCGAGAAAGTGATAGAAAGCAATCCTGATATATTAGCGGACTTACAAAGGCAAATTAACAACATTGAGGTTAGCGGTGGAGCAGGCTTAACCGACTACTATACGAAGAGTGATGTTGATGCAATGTTAAGCACCAAGCAAGACACTTTAATAGCAGGTTCTAATATATCAATAGTAGACAATGTTATAAGTGCTGGTGGAGGCAGTTCAACAATACCAGTAGAAGAAATAAGCGGTGTTAATATAACATTAGAACCGAACAAACATTATGTTATTAAAGATGTAACTAATAGTTTAACAATAAGTTTAGCAGAACCAATAACAACGGAATTGAAGCATTATTCATTTGAATTTAGCACGATAGATAGAATACCAAAAGTAACAATTAATGGAGTAGATCAACCATATAATTATGAGTATGCAAAAGACACTAAATACTTATGTGAAATTGTAAACAATCATTTAGTTATTTTAGGTGTATATGATGGTTATCTATATCAATTTATTTATGGAATGTTTGCGAGTGCGGATTATACAGCAAGTTATACATTCAAGAATGATAGAACATTTACGGAAGTAGTGAGTGGAACGACAAAGAGCGGAACATATAAGATTGAAGTATCTAATGAGCAATATACAGGAATACTCACATTTGAAGATAGTTCAATTAAGATGTTCATTTATGCAAATGGTACTATCACCATAGATGGTGTGGTATATACAAAAATTTCATAGATGGAAAGGAGGAATTATAATCTATGGCAGAAACAAGAAGTATTACAAATCCAGTAATTAACAAAATTTCAAAAGCGGAGTATGATTTAAAAGTTGCAAGTGGTATTATCACTGAAACAATGATTGCAGATGAGGTCTGGATTAACCAAGATGTAACCATTGCAGATCAAGAGAAATTAAGAAATCTTAAAGCAGTTGCAACAAGCGGTTCATACAATGATTTAAACGACAAACCAACTATTCCAACTAAAACAAGTGATTTAGCAAATGATAGTGGATTTATAACCGAGAGTGATTTACCTGATATTACTTGTTCAGGTATTGGAGCGGTATCAACAACTGAAAAAGGAGCAGCAAATGGTGTTGCAACATTAGGAGCGGATAGCAAGTTGGCAGCATCTCAAATGCCAAGTGTTTCATATACCGATTTAACTAATAAACCAACTTTATTTAGTGGCTCATATAATGACTTAACGGACAAACCAACTATTCCAAGTATTAGTGGTTTAGCAAGTGAAACATATGTACAAAATGCAGTAGCAGATAAAGCAACGACAAGTTATGTTAATCAAAAGGTGGCGGATTTAGTAAATTCAGCACCAACAACATTAGATACATTGGGTGAAGTAGCAACAGCAATTCAAAACAATGCAAGTGTAGTAGAAGCATTAAATAATTCTATTGGCAATAAAGCAAATGCAAGTGATGTTACAGCATTGACTACAAGAGTAGGTACAACAGAAAGCAATATTACTTCTTTACAATCAAGCAAAGCAGATAAGAGCGAGTTATTTAGCGGCTCATACAACGACCTTACAAATAAACCAACATTAAGCACTTGTACGTTGAAGATTTGGGGATAGAAAAGTGAGGTGTTTATGAGTGTTACGACAACAAACAATGTGGTTATAAACAAATTAACATTGGCACAATATAAGACCTTAAAAGCGAATAACCAAATTAATGCAAATGAAGTTTATTCAATAAGTGATATAGATGAACACTTGATTGAGATGAAAGATATTTCAAATCAAAACTTAAACAACATATCAGGAGATATAATTGTTGGATATGGCAATGATTGTACAAACAAACCAGTGCAAAATGGTTATTTAATCAATCTGCCACACTCAACCGATGCGACAAATTATAACAAACAAATATGGTTTGCTAGAAATTCAGGGAATGTTTATTGTAGAGATAAAGAGGCTGGAGTTTGGGGGAGTTGGAATAAAATATCACAAGCACCAAATATAATGACAGCATATTTATCATCAAATTTAACCATATCTAGTGCGAATGCTTCTGCATATAAAAACTTTACATTAAGCAAATATGAGAGTGCTGGAGATAGATTAACCATTAGTGGTGGCGGAATTAGAGTAGGTGCGAATGTATCAAAAATAAAAGTATCTGCACAATCACAAGTAGTACCAGCTGGAGGGGCGGGTATTAAACATTTAAGAATATATAAGAATAGTGCAACGGTTGGTTGGGCAACACAAAGATTTACAGCAACAAATGAAAATGCAACTCTTACAATACCAACAAGAGTACTTTCAGTTAGTGAGGGTGATATTATTTATTTAAAATATTATGCACTTGCTGGCGATGTATTTAATGGTAGTGGAGATATACCGACAATGTTGACAGTTGAGGTAGTAGAATAGAAAGGGTGAATAAATGATTATTAATTCAAGGCATAGTTTTTACAAAAGTAAAGAATGGTACTTATGCAAGCAAAAAGTCTTGACTGAAAGAACAAAGGAAGATGGCGGAGTATATTGTGAGCATTGTGGCAAACCGATATTAAAACAATTTAATCCACAATCAAACGAGAATAAACATTCAATGATATTTCACCATAAAATAGAATTAACCGACACAAATTACACGGATTACAATATTTCATTAAATCCTGACAATATACAAATTGTGCATTTTGCTTGTCATAATAAGATCCACGAAAGGTTTCAAGGTGGCAATCCTAGAAAGAAAGTATACATAGTATATGGTAGTTATTGCAGTGGCAAGACAAGTTGGGCGAGAGAGCAAGCAGGAGAGAATGACCTTATTGTTGACATAGATGATTTATGGGAGTTTGTAAGCAAGAAACCAAGATACACCAAACCTAATACATATAAGGATTTAGTATTTGCATTATGGAATGAATACTTAGACCAAATATATATGAGGACAGGGTTTTGGAGCAATGCTTATATAATCTCAGGTGAGGCATTAAGCACAACTAGGAATAAGATGGCGGATAAGTACAATGCTGAATTAATACATATAGACACACCAAAAGAGAAGTGTTTAGAAAACTTATACAACAATCCTTGTGGGCGGTCTATTCCTGAATATGAAAGATATATCAATAATTACTTTGATAAGTTCACTGAATAGATAATGTGTCTATTAGCAACAAATGATATAATAATTATAACAAATGTAATTGTGGTCTTTTAAAGCAACGGTTAGACCTTAAAGAAACACAGCACATAAGGCGAAAGGTTATAAGTTTACCTTTGTCTTATAACCTACCTAATGCCTTACTTCATGTTCACTCCACATATCCCTTTGCAGTAGCGAGGGGATAATGTGAGCAATAAAATAAGAGAGCCTTAATTGGTTAGGTGCAAGTCCTATATTGCTCAAGATCTTAATCCTATTAAAATTTTTGTCTGACTGATAGGAAAGACTATCAATGAAAGTCCTATGATGTTGCGATAACCAACTCATAGGCAATGTGGAAGTAGTAGATATAGCAAGTGCAACTCTTGTAACTTCCAAAGGAGCAGATATGAAAGCAAATAACCTAACATTTAAAGTTAAATTAATAAGCGATAACAAGAAAATAAAGAAAGGTGTTAAGTATCTATCTAAGGCTTGTGTCAATCTTCCTAATGGTAAATACACCATTGATATTAATTATCCAAATGTAAATATCATTACCGATATGAATGAGTTAGACCAAGTGAAGTGATACCCGCCCAGCCCTTACTATTTTTTGGTTGGTGGGGAACTGTGGTGGGGTACTTAATTTCAACACGGGACAAATTTTTGAAATTTTTTTTTGAAAATCCCTGAAACTTTTTGAATGACCTTAAAAAGTCCATAAAGTGCGAAAACAAAGGAGTTGATAGAATGAGTGAGTATGATTTGACAGCGAAAGCGATAGATGACTTACCCGATGAACAAAAACCAATGGCGAAATCATTATTGAAAGATATAGAGTATTGGGAAGTAAAGGTTAGCGAATTGCAGAAATGCAAGACATACGAAGTTGATCCAAACAACCCATTAAGGCAAAGGAAATTACCAGCACACGATTTATTAAAGGAAGCGGAGCAACAAAAAATAAATGCAATGCGTACTCTTGTTCAAATATTTAACAAACAAAAAATACTTGATGATGAAAGTCCACTAGCGAAGATGTTGGAGGAATATGCATAGTTATATTAAAGAGTATGCGGAGGCAATAAAGACAGGCGATGTGGTGGTTGGTTGGAAGATTAAAACAATAGTTAATCATTTGCTAGATAGTATGGAAGATGAGCGGTTTGTGTTTAATCCGACTTATGCACATAAGAGAATGAGATTTATAGAGCATCATTGTTTACAAGGCAAAGCACCTTATTACAATGTGCCTATGAAATTAATGTTGTGGGAGCAAGCATTTTTTGAAGCATACTATGGTTTCTATATGAAAGACACAGGACTTAGGAGATACAACGAGGGACATATAGAGATAGCAAGGAAGAATGGCAAGACAAGTTTATTTGCAGCAGATGCCAATACGGATTTATTTATTGGTGAGGGCGGAGTAGATATTGTTACAGCATCAAATGATGATAGGCAAGCGAAATTGATATGGAGCGAAACTGCTGGAATGCAACAGCGGTTAGACCCCAAGAAAGAACTAACCAATCATAATTTAGTTAATATCTATAATCACAAAAAGAATATTACTATATTTAGATTGTCTAGCAAGACACAAAACAAAGATGGTTTCAACTGCAAAAAGTTTTATCTTGATGAATGCCACGATGCACAAGATGATGAAATATACGATGCTTTAAAAAGGGCTCAATCTCCACACGATGAGAAGTCTGCATTAAGTTGTTCAACACAAGGTCATATTGTAGATGGTTTCTATGATGAATACTTAAAGAGATGTAATGCGGTAATTGATGACCCTGAGAGTAATATTCATTTTCTACCATTCTTATTTGAGCAAGATAGTGAGAATGAAGTTTGGTTAGGTAATAGAGAGAATAGACTATGGGAAAAGTCAAATCCAAGTTTAAAGTATGGAGTTAAAAAATGGGAATACCTAGAAGAACAAATTGCACTTGCTAGGTTTAGCAAGGAAGCAAAAATCAAAATGCTTTGTAAGGATTTCAATATCAAGCAAAACAATGCTGAAGCGTGGATGATGTTAGATGATATTGAGAATGAAGAAGTATTTGATTTAGAAGAGTTCAGGAATTGTTTCTATATTGGCGGTTCAGACTTTTCATTGCGAGGCGACTTAACAGCGATTGCATTATTGTTTATGAAACCAAACAGCAATAAGAAGTATGTTTATATGAAGTACTTTTTACCTGTTAATAAAATTCAAAATAGCGAAGATAGCGGAGCGAAGTACAAGGACTGGTTAAAAGAGAAATTAATTGTTCCAACGAATGAATTTGATAACGACCCTGCAATGATAGCGGATTGGTTGTGGAGTATTAAGAAAGAGTACAATATTAAACCATTTAGAGTTGGTTACGATCCGTGGAATGCAGACCCATTTGTTAAGAAGATGGAGGGGTATTTCTATAATGATACTTGTGAGAAAGTTGTACAAAGTAAAAACATATTGAACTCATCTATTAGACAAGTGGAGGATGAATTGAAAGCGAAGAACATTAATTACAATAACAATCCTATATTGAAATGGAACTTGTTGAATTGTGTTCTTGAAGTTGACAATAGAGATAAGTGTCAATTAGCAAAACCACCAAATCAACCATATAAGAAAATTGATGGAGCGGTTGCAATGGTTATTGCTTTATATACTTTGAATAAGAACAAAGAAGAATATTTAAAATTAATAAATAGATAGGAGGTGTAAGGTTGGCTAAGAGAAGTTTAGGGCAATGGTTGAGTGATATTTTTAAACCGAAGCAAAGCAAACAAGGAACAAAACCAGCATTTACTCAAACTGGTGTTATGGCAAGGTCAAGTAATTTTGGCGATAACATATATGCAAGCGACACGGTGCAACAATGTATAAATGCCATTGCAAAAGAAATGAAGAAATTAGAACCTTGCCACATAAGAAAGAAGAATGGATTAAGCACAACGGTAGATGATAGCATTCATAGGATTTTGCATAATCCAAATCCAATGATGACAACAGCAGATTTTATTGAGAAATGTATTTGGTTACTTTACTTGAATCTAAATTGTTATATATATCCTGTCTATGAATTAAAGACTGATGAACGAACAGGAAGAATGTATAGAGATTACAAAGCATTATATCCTATCAATCCAAGAGAAGTTACATATTATGAGCAAGACAATGAAGATGGAGTTAATGAGATATTATCAGTTAGTTTTGATGTAGCAGATGGAAGAGAGTTGTATGTTAATTATAACGAGATAATTCACTTGAAAATAAATTATGCATTAAATGATTTCTTTGGTGGCGATCAATATGGTAGACCGAACAACGAAGCATTATTAACAACATTAAAGATAAATCACAAATTACTTGAAAGTGTTGGCACTGGAATAGAAGTAAGTCAAAAAGTAAATGGAATTGTGAAATATAACACAATGGTAGATGATGGTACAGTTGAGAATAACATTGAAGAGTTTAACCGAAAGTTAGAAAAATCAGAGAATGGAATTATTGGACTAGATGTTAAGACCGAATATGTGCCTGTTAAAAGAGATGTGAAGTTAGTAGATAAAGATACATTAAACTTTATAGACATGAAGATTTTAAGAAACTATGGAGTGCCGCAATCAGTTTTAGATGGAACTGCCACTGCGGAAATTAAAAGGGCTTGGTATGATACGACACTTGAACCTTTAATCACAATGTTAAATCAAGCATTTACAAAAACAATGTTTACTCAAACTCAAAGGAATATTGGAAATATGATTAAGTTCAATTATCATAAGACCGAAACAATGACAAATGCAGAGATAATTGAGCAAATGAAAATCCTATCAGAAAGAGGAGCGATTACAAATAACCAAATGCTTGAAATGATAGGGTTGCCACCATATTCGGGCGGAGATGTAAGGTTGCAATCATTGAACTATGTAGATGTTACGATTGCAAACACATACCAAATGACAAATGCTGGTGGAGAACCAATGAATAAGCAATCAAGTGAAGAAGTGAGCAAGGAGGTGGAGAATGAAGATAACATTTAATGGAAAGATTACAGCAGGGATTATTGACACTATGTTAGATGAGCAAGAGAAGAAGAAACAAAAGATAATTGCATTTTGCAAGAATAATAAAGTACAAGAATTGCAATATAAGGATAGTGAATTAGAGTTTGATTACAAATTTAAGGAAGAAGTAGAAACAAGACCACAGGCATCAAAGAAAGTAGAAACGAGAGGAGGTGCAAAGAATGTCAAAGGTTAAGAAAGAGAAAGAATTAAGATACCTAGATATTAATCCTAATGAGTTCTTGAAAGTTGAAAAAAGAGCAGATGGCGAAGAAGAAAAAGATGTAATGGTATTAGAGGGTTATCCTATTACTTTCAACCAAGAAACAATGATTGGTGATGAAGAGTGGGGTTGGATTGAAAGCATTGATCCACATGCACTTGATGAAGCGGATATGCGAGATTGTTGTTTGAAATATAACCACAATGACACTTCACCGATTATGGCAAGAACAAGAAATAAAAGTCTTATATTAACACCTGATGATAAAGGAGTTCATATGAGAGCGGAGTTAATTGACACCCAATCAAATAAGGATTTTTACAAGATGGTAAAGGCAGGGCTTTTAGATAAAATGAGTTTTGCATTTACGGTTGAAGAAGAAGATATAGACCATAGAAGCAAACCGATTAAGAGAGTTATTAAGAGGATTGGAAAGTTATTTGATGTAAGTGCGGTTGATATACCTGCTTATGATAGTACAAGCCTAATTGCACGAAGCAAGGCGATGGCGGAGGCTATGCCTGTTGAGTTGGAGAACTCAACTACCAATGTGACCGAGTTGGAGAACAAGGAAACTGAGGGACAAGAGGCATTAGTTCAACGAAACAAGCCTACTGAGTTGGAGAACGAGGTTGCAAGTGTTGGGAATAATCAGGAGGCAAAACCTGATGATGAAAAACGCAAGTTGGAAATCGCAAAAAGAAAAGCACAAGCAAAAGTCAAATTGATAATGGGAGGTATTTGGAAAAATGACTAAGCAAGAAAGAGAGGGAAAATTAATTGACCTTAAAGCAAGACAATTAATGAAGCAAAGACAACTTGATGAACTTGATCCAAACGCATCAACCGAAGAAACAATAAATGCGATTGTTGAAGAAATCAAAGTTATTCAAGATGAAATTGCGGAAATCACAAATGCACCTACTGAGGAAGTGCCAGCCGAAGTAGAAGAGAAAGCAGAAGAAAACGAAGAAGAAATTAGTCAAGAAGAAATTGACAAAGAAAATGAAGAATTATTAGAGGAGGAAAGAAAGAAAATGGCAAACAAAGAAATTAGAAAAGTAACTATTGAAACTGCTGAGGAAAGAGCAGCAGAAATTAAGAAGAGAGAAGAAAGAGCAAAAGAATTATTAGAGGGTAGAAGTGTTAAAATTTCTACAAGTGAAATTTTAGTACCAACTCATCAAGCAAATGATATTGTAGATACACCTTATAAACAATTTTCAGGCATTGTAGATGCAGTAGATGGATTAAGTGTAGATGGTGGAGAAAATTTAGAATTTGCATTTGTTAAGAGTTATGGAACAGCAGGATTAACAAACGAGGGCGAAGATTACCACGAAGAAGATCCTGTAACTGCATATGGTAATATTGCAAAAGCAAAATTAACAATCTATACGGAAGTATCTGAAGAAGCATTAAAATTACCAGCAATTGACTATGAAAAAATAGTTATGAAAAATCTTAATGTAGCATTGAAGAAAAAATTTGCTCAACAAATTACAGCAGGTGCAGGAACTTTAAATACATTTAAGGGAATTACTGCAAGTGATGTTGAGGCACTTGAAGCAACTGATGATATTTCTATAAACACTATTGATAAAACTACATTAAAAACAATCATCTATGCTCACGCAGGCGATGAAGAAATTTATGGTGGCGGTGCTTTACAAATGCACAAATTAACTTTGAAAGCATTTGATGAAGTTTACAATGCAGAAAGAGGAGATTGGGAATATAAGATTGATTACAAAGCACAAACAATCAATGGCTTTCCTTATATCATTAACAACAATCTACCTGCTTGGGACAACGCAACTGAGGATCAAGTAGCAATTGTTTATGGTTCACCAAAAGCATATCAAGTTGTAACATTCAGTCCAGTTGAAGTACAAAAATCAAATGATTTCAAATTTAAATCAGGTATGGTTTGCTACAAAGCAAGTGTATTTGCTGGTGGTAATGTAGTTGGTTATAGAGGATTTGTAAGAGTTAAGAAAGGTGCAACTGCCTAATTAATGTGCCTTTAAGCAACTAAAATAAAAGAGGAGATAACAAATGACAGAGCAAGAACTATTAGAAAAAGTCAAGGTTATGACTAACTATACAAGTGATTATCACAATGAATTTTTGAGCGGTTGGATTACCGAAGCAAAAAGCATTTTAGCAAATAGTGGAGTTAATGATGAGACTATTGATAGTGCTTGCTCTGTTGGTGTTATCGCTCAAATAATAACAGATATTGTTGACAATGGCGGTTTATCTGCAATGACTAGCAACCGAATTTCTCAACTTGCTTTAACTCATCCGAGAAAGGAGGTTTAAGATGTATCAACCAATTAAACGAAGTTTACAAATGAATACACCAGCGGAGTATTACTCTTGTACTAGAAAGAAAACAAATGGTAGGGAGCAGAAAGCATATAACCGAGTTGGAGTGTTCAAAGGACACTTCAAAGAAAAAGGTGGAAGCGAAACCGAGATTAACGGATTAAAGTTAATCAATAAATCAATAACCTTTACTTGTTGGTACGATCCACAAATAAAGCAAGAGGGCAGATTTAATATTTATGGTTCAACTTATGAAATCACGAATGTTGAAAATGTAGAGATGAGAAATAGATATATGATTTGCACTCTTGAAGTTGTGGAGGCAGGAGCATAATGGCAAAGGGTTATTCTATTGAGTTTGAAGAATTAAAAAATCTATCAAAGCAACTTGAAACACTTGCAGGAATTAATGGTGTGGAAAGAGCGGTTGAGAACTCACTTACCGAAACTCAAAAGTATGTAACAGCAGAGATTGAAAGAGCAATGTCTAGTTCTCCAATCAACTTTAACAGGACAGGCAAAACAAAAAAGTCATTCGTTAAAGATACAAAAGTTGAGTGGGATGGAACAACTGCATCAATTAAAACAGGTTTCAAAATTCGTGGAGAGGGTGGAGCGAATTTAACTTCAATCTTCTTAATGTACGGAAAACCACGAGGAATATTGCCTGATAGTAATTTAAAGAATGCAGCAAAAGGCGAGGGTATTCATAGGCAGAAGATAAACCAAATTCAACAACAAGAATTTAACAAAGTAATAAAAGAAGTAATGGAGAAAAATTAATGATTGATATTAGTAAGGATTTAGAAGAAACAGGATTTGATGTTTGGGAGCAAGGGAGTGTTCCAAAGAATATGCCTGATAGTTATATCACATTTTGGGAGAACACAACCTTTGACAATCTTAATGCGGATAATCAAACATTAGAAATTGTATATCCATTTACTGTGATTTATTACACAACGGAATGGGATAGTATAAATCCTGTTTTTGAAAATATTGTAAGTTTGCTAAAATCTAAAAACTATATAGCAAGCGGAATGGGATTTCCTATTGATAGCGGTATAGATAAATACAAGGCTAGATGTATAGAAGTTCAAAAAATAGAGAGGAGGAATTAATTAATGGCAAAAAGAGCAAATCAATGGAGAGGTTGTTCAGATCTAGTTTATGCATTAATTACAAAAGATGATGCGAGTGGTTATGAAACTGGCGAAGTTAAAGAACTTGCATTTATTAAACAAATTGCAGCAGGTCAAGAACAATCAATAGCAACGGTCTTTGCGGACAACACAGCAATTTTCAACTCTAACTCAGCAATTAAGTTTACAAGAACATTTGATTGCCTAGCGATTGATGGAAAAGTAAAAGCGGAATTAGAGGGACAATTTACTGAAACTGATAGTGGTTTAGTTTTGAGTTCATCAAATGCAACTCCACCACAAGTTGCTATTGGTTACAAGATTTACGACACCGATAACACTTGTTTCTATGTATGGTGCTTAAAAGGAACTTGTTCATTTGGAGAAGAAACTATCATTACCAAAGATGATGGAACTGATAGTAACGGAGTACAAATGACATTTAGTGCATTGGAAACAGTATTCAAATTTACTAAGGGTGGAAGTCAAACACAAGTTATGTTGCCTGAGGATGATGAGAAATATGATACTTCTACATTCTTTGATGCGGTAACTACACCTGACACCTTAGAAGAAAAATCAGTTTAATATAATTTTTTAAAACAAAGGAGATAAATAAAAATGATAGCGGAACTAAAAGTATTTGCGGATTGCACAAGTAAAGAACCAACAAAGACATATCCAATTTATCAAATACCAAGTCATATTCAAGCAAAACTTGCAGATTTAGATATTAAGGTAAATAAAGATATGAAAGCAGAAGAAGCAATAAAAGAACTAGATAAAACTTTTAAGATAATGATACCAAAACTTACTGATGAAGAATTGGCTGGTATTCCTCTTGAAAACAAGTTTGAAGTTCTTTATGCGGTTACGAAAGAGTTTAATGAGTTGGCGAATGAAGCACTAAAAAACTAAGTTTGCTAGGCACTGCTTCAAGCAATTCAAGCAATCAAAAAGAGGCAATGCCTAGCGAATTATTATTTATGATGATAGACACATTGTGTACCAAGTATAGCGGAGCAAGTCCTTATGAACTTTATAATGCACCAATCTATCAAGTGTTTGAAATATTTGTAAGTACTGTGTTAGTGAGCAGGGAGCAGAATAGTGAAGATAATGTAGTAGACTATCAAGAACCAATACCAATTAAGAATGGTGGTTGGTTTTAGAAAGGAGGTGAGTAGATGGCTGGGAACAAAACTGATGTAACAACCTATTTCCGTGCGGATATATCTCAATTTTCAGAGAGTATTAATTCTTTAAAGAGATATATAAGCACGGTCAATTCAGAGTTCCAACTTGCAACAAAAGGTTCAAGTAATTGGGCGAAAAGTCAAGATGGATTAAAAGCAAAGATTACACAACTAAATAGAACCTTGCAAGCACAAGAGCAGATTGTTGCAGAACTTGAAAAAGAATATAACAAAGTAGTTGAAGAGCAAGGCGAGAGTTCAACCGCAGCACAAAAACTCACTATTGAATTAAACAAGTATAGAGCATCTATTGACAAGACAAAATCAAGTATTGAGAAATACAATAAATCACTAGACCAACTAGGCAAAGAGGCAAAAGATGGTGGCAAGTCATTAGATGGTTTAGGCGATAGTGCAAAAGATGCTGGCGATGGATTTACGGTTGCAAAAGGTGCGATTGCTGGATTTATTGCAAACGGATTAACCGCATTAGTTAATGGAGCAAAAAATGCAATATCAGGTGTACTTGGGTTAGCGGATGCAACAAGAGAATATAGACAAACCTTAGCAACTCTTGATAGTGCATCACAAGATGCAGGAGCAAACACGGATAAAGTTCGTGATAAGTTCACCGAATTGATGGGTGTATTTAACGATCAAGATAGTATTACTGAGGGTTTAAACAACTTATTAACTGCTGGCTTTAAGGAAGATGCACTTGATGATATAACAACTTCATTAGAGGGTGCAGCATTAAAGTGGAAAGATACTCTTAAATTTGAGGGTATGGCGGATAGTTTACAAGAGTGGATTGGTAGTGGTGGCGAAAGTCTAACAGGTCAATTTGCAGAACTCCTTGAAAGAATGGGTTACAACCTTGATGAAGTCAAAGAAAAGACTGCTGGGATGACCGCAGAGCAAAGAAGAACCTATGCAACAAATTTACTTGCAGCAGAGGGCTTAAATACCGTATCTGAGGAATATAGAAAAAACAACAAAGATATGGTTGATGCTCAAACAGCAAATATAAATTATCAAAATGCAGTTGCTTCAATGGGTGAAAAGATAGAACCTATTACAACTAAAATCCGAGAGGGATTTACAAAAATAGTTGAGAAAATGCTAGAACTTACTGAGGACATAAACATTGAAGCACTTGCAGGAAAGATTGATATAGCATTTGACAAGTTTGTAAATGATATAATACCTAAAATTGTAGATGGCTTACAATGGGTGCTTGATAACAAGGACACAATCATTGCTGGTGTGGTTGGAATAGGTGCAGCATTTGTTGCTTGGAAAGCAACTACTATAATTCAAGGAGTAGTTAAAGCAATGAAAGCATTTACCCTTGCGACACAAGGACAAACGATTGCACAAAGGGCATTGAACCTTGTAATGAAAGCAAATCCAATAGGAATTATTATATCTTTAATTTCAGCGTTAGTTGCAGCATTTGTTTATCTTTGGAACAATTGTGAGAGTTTTAGGAAATTTTGGCAAAATCTTTGGAAGAACATTAAGAGTGCAGCAAAAGCGGTTGCCGATTGGATAGGTAAAGCATTTCAAACTGCTTGGAATGCGGTCAAAAATGCTTGGAGCGGAACAAAAAAATTCTTCTCAGATATTTGGAACTCAATTACCAGCACTTTCAAAAATGTTGGTTCGTGGTTTTCTGATATTTTCCAAAAGGCTTGGCAAGGAATTAAAAACGCATTTTCAGGTGTTAAAAACTTCTTTGGTGGGATTTGGGATAGTATAGTTTCTACTTTTAGATCAGTTGGAACAAAGGTTGCTAATGCAATAGGTGGAGCATTTAAGAGTGCGATTAATGCAGTCATTGGAACGGTTGAGAGAGCGATTAATAATATACCAAATGCTATAAATGGTGCTATTGATTTAATTAATCAATTACCAAATGTTAATATTAGCAAAATCCCAACTATTAGTCTACCAAGACTAGCAAGAGGCGGTATTGTTGATAAAGCAACATTGGCACAAATAGGCGAAGCAGGAAAAGAGGCAATTGTACCACTTGAAAGGAACACACAAGGTTTAAAGATGATGGCGGGCATGGTTGCGAAAGAGTTAAAGGGTGCTGGATTGGGTGGAGTAACAAACAACTATTACAACAACTTTAACAATATGCCAACAACTAGATATGCAATGAAGAAAGCAATGGCAGATAGTCAAGCAATGTGGCAATTATATCAAGCTATACAGGGAGGTGCTTAATGATTGAGTTAAAATTCATAAATGCAAAAAACATTGAAATGAATGCAATTTATAACAATTATATGACTATAACTGCAATTGATGCTTTGCACGGAGTTGATAACGAATTTTCATCAAGCACAAGTCCATACTTTGATGGCGATGTAGTAGACCATATAAGGACTAATCCAAGAACTATTACTTTAACATATGCTCTAAAATCACCAATTAATGATAGTTTAAACTATTTTAATTCTATTGTTAAGTCCAAACAAAAAGCAACTTTGATTGAAACAAGAGATGATGGAAGTCAAATTCAAATTGAGGGCATTGTTACAGTGCCACCATATACGAGGATATCTGAGCAAGTAGCGGTGCAAATTCAACTATATTGTTCAGATCCATATTGGGAAGATGTGCTTACAATGATAACAGATATTTCTGTTGTTATTGATATGCACTATTTCCCTTTTGATAATGAAGAAAAATTACTTACTAATGATGGGGGGATTTATTTCCCTAGTGATAATCCATATACCGATGATAAAACAGGAATTACATACACAGGAGTTCCTTTTGGTGAAATAGACACAAACTCTACTAAGATTATAACAAATGAGGGAGATGTTGCTACTGGTGTTGTTATTCAAATTGTGGCACTAGATACAGCAACAAATCCACGGATAACACGAGATAACTATAATTGGATAGGTGTTAATGTTGTAATGAGTGCTGGCGATTGGATCGAAATAAGCACTATTAGAGGCGATAAGTATATTAAATCTAATAGAGATGATGTTGGTTTAGGTTCAATAATATATAGCGGCAATGATTGGTTACAACTTGAAACAGGAGATAATGAGTTATTTGCAAGGTCTGAGGAGGGAAGTCAAACGATTTATTTTTCAATCTTCCATAAGAGGAAGTGGCAATAATGAATAGTTTTGATATTAGAATACCTTATGTTGAAGTAAGGAACAAAGGCAGAGATATTGTAGGAATGATTGAGGGTGCGGAGATATTCTTTGAATATACCTTTAATGGTAGTGGAGAATTTGAAATTTATTGTAGGGCAACATCTAATAATCTTGCATTATTGAAGAAAGATAACTATATAACTTTGCCTGCCAATGCGGACACAACCGCATATCAAATTGAGCCTAATTGCAATATGTGGATTATTGAGAAATTGGAAAGAGCAAATAGCCGAACTGGTGGAAGATGGATAACTGCCACAGGTAGAGAGGCAAAGCAAATTGTTGATAGAAGAATTATCAAGACAACAGCAACTCTAAAAAAGAATGCAAATTTAGTTAGTGAAATAAAGACTAAATTATTTGATAAGAACTTAACTATTGGCGAGGGTGATCCAAGAAACATAAGCGGATTTATATTTGCAGATAGTGACGTTTCTAGTGTGGTGGCAGATGAAACACAAGTTACTTATGACAACTTATATGATTATACTGAGGAAGTTTATTTAAAGTACGGAATTGGTGCGAAGTTAAGATTTAACCGAAACACCAAAGAAATGCTTTATACAATATATAAAGGCGGGAATAGGTCAAATACTCTTGTCTTTTCAAGAGGCAATGAAAATTTGCTATCTACTAATTATAAGGAAGATTGGACCGCTTATAAAACAGGCGGATTAGTTGGCGGTGAGGAAGATGATGAAACCAAG